CTGCAGTTGTACCGATGATTGTTGGAGTGAAAGTTCCCTCTTCGTAATCATCTAACGTATTTGCGTTTGCCGAGGCTGTCGCTGTAGCGGGAAATGTAACTCCACTTAAGGTATGCAATAACACACCTGATACCGTCTGTCCCGTTATAGCGGTAAACAATCCGGCAGCTCCGGTAACTGTTGCGCCTGTAACAGTAGTAAAACCTGCTGTACCCCCGGTTAACGTTGTGAACTGCCCAGTGTTTCCAGTGATTGTGGTGCCGGAGACACTGGTTGTAAACGTTGCTGTGCCGCCTGTGACAGTTGTAAAACGACCCGTATTACCGGTGACTACCAATCCACTGACTTCGGTCGTGCCAACAATATCGACACCTGTTACATCGGTGAATCTTCCGGTATTTCCTGTGATTACTGTTCCGGAAAGATTCGCGGTAAAAACACCAGAAACACCTGTAATGTTGGCATATTGACCGTTGTCACCCGTAATTGTTGCACCAGACAAGCGTGTCGTGAATGTACCGGAAACGCCAGTGACTGTGGAAATATTTCCAATTGCGGCATTAACGGTAGTTCCCGTTATTGTGGTTCCGGTGACTGTTGTAAAGCCTGCTGTATCACCGGTTAAGGTTGTGAATTGTCCGGTGTTACCTGTAACAGTGTCGCCAGAAACCCTGGTGGTGTAGTTACCAGTAACCGCGTTGATTGTGGTTACGTTTGCCGTTGTGCCTGTAATAGTTGTTCCGGTAATAGTACCGGTAACATTCATGTTTCCACTGATGATCGGGTTTCGTACAAAACCGGAAACGTTGACGGATTGATTAACGCCAGAGTTGGTAAAAGTTATTGTGTCAAATCGTGCCTCCCCGTACGAATATGTCATATTTATAAATCAAAGCTTTTTTCTACTATAAAATGGCTATTCTTTATGGGGCTTCAGGCCATTCAAAATCAAAGGGAAAGCCTTCTTGAAGTGTTAAATTTCTAAGTTTTTGGCGGTATTCGGCCCAGGCTGCCTGATCTACTGGCGCATCTGGTAATTGAGTCCAATCGGAATTCATCAATAATCTTGTTCGCTTGCCTTTGATTTCAGTAATCAAAGATTGCGTTTTAAAATTAATTTCTTTTTCTGATAGCTCAATAACTTTCCAGGTTCGGTGATAAAAATTATTTTTAAATTCAGGCCAGTCTTCTTCGACTCTTTGTTTGTAAATATTAATTTCGGGCGGCGCTGAATCAAGTACTTCAATAAAACCTTCAGGGGGACTGAATGGAACAGAAAAACTTGTTTCAGGAAATCTAAGTTGAATATCCGTGCTATACAACGGGTATTCAACAATTTCATTATTTTCAATTCTTGCGTAAGCCATGTATTTATAACACAGTTAAAGAAGTTGTCCCAGAGGCAAACCCGGTTCCAAGGGTTGTGGTTCCTGTTGTGTAAGTAGGTGTTAATCCGGTAAGTGTAACAGTTCCGGCTGTTATCGCCCCCGTGGCCTCTGTAAATACGCCTGTTGCTATTGTAACAGTAATATTGCTGGTGATAAGAGGGAAAGTGCCCAGATTGCCTCCGTTTGTTCTTAACCCTTTTAAAAGACTACTGTAATTTGTTGCTAAATCATCAAGACTTATATCTGTCACATGATAAATTACATTGCTGCTTGGGTCTAAAACTGCGTCATACGTGAATGTATCCCAGCCACTTGCGTTTGCGTACGTTTTTATAGAACGTTGGTACTCTAAAACTCCATTTGCGCTATATTTGGCCGTCCAAGTATAGTTATCTTCAGCTAATCCACTGGCCCCAGGGGTTGAATAACCGACATTTCCAACTACAATCGTGGATCCATCTCCGGTAATGCAGGTTATTGCGCCAACAGTGACCACGGGATATTCTCCAGATCCCACGCTAAAAGCGGGCGCTGTTAACTTTCTAGACCAAAGAAGAGTTCCCGCAGAATTATATTTAACTACATGCATTCGATCGCTATAGTTAATCATGCCAACAATGATATTGTTTTGAGCATCATTGGTCATGGCTGATACATCACCGTAAACCCCAGGCGTGTCATATAGATATCGTTGCCACTGAATTGTTCCGCTTGTATTGTATTTGGTAATATACCCGATAGTATCAAAACCCGCAGTAGCATATTTTCCTCCCACGTATACGTCTCCACTGGTATCAATCGTAAGACAATACGCAGCACATTCTTGAGAAGTTGTTCCCTGGCCCCTGATTGTTCTTTGCCATTGAAGGACGCCAGCGGTATTGTATTTTAAAACAAGAGCCCTTGTAAAATCAGTTGTGTTAATTGTTAAAATATCTCCAACTACATAAATATTGTCGTTTTTATCTATTTTGGAATTCCAAGGAGTAATAGTTGGGCTTTGTCCATCAAAAAAAGTTGTGTCTCTAAGGCTGCGTTGAAATTGTAAAGTTCCATTTGAATCGTATTTATAAAAACAAAGTTCAGTACCACCAAATCCACTTGCATTTACATAGCCAAGCGATCCAGCGATATACACATTGTTGGCGCTATCAATAGATACCTGCTGAAACTGCAAGGGTTCTGTGAAAGTTGTACTTAATACTCGTTGCCAATTAACGCTGCCATCGTTTCTGTTGTTATAAACATAACCGGCAGACTGTCCTCCTGCATTTGGATAAACACCACCAGCATGAACTATATTTCCATTTGGTCCTATAGCAACTGAATTAACCGCAAAGTAACCCGCAAAATTTGGAGCGGTTGTCGGATCTGGTCTTCCGACAAGGCTAAAAAAGAAGTTTTTGGGTGATTCAGACGAATTAAAAACAAACTGTGCTGTAATCGGGTTCATATTATGTCGTGTAATTTGTCAGGCTTGAACCGCGCCAGCGGCTGCCTCCGTCATCAGTAATAAAAGAAACCAAGTGGGTGCGCCCTGTGATTAAAGTCGGCGCTGTGCCCCCAGGCCATTGTACGTTGCCGAACCAAGTTACGTTTCCAGAGGTGACTGTTAATTCAATTGTGAATGCATAGCTTCTTCCAGAGACTGGGACATTGCTAACTGTGAAAGTGCTATTGCTTGTAATTGTTTTTGTATAATAGTTTCCGCTGCTGCAATCAATATTTAATGCGGCTACTGCGGACACATTTTGAACATAAATTCCATTTAGATCTAAAAAGGAATTAACACCAGTAATTGTACTAACAGCTGTCTGCCCAATTCCAATTCCTTTGCTATAAACACCGCTTACAAAATTTGCCGTTGCGCCTGAAGTAGTGGTCCCTGTAAGCGTAGTAAAACCTGCTCCATTTCCTGTAAGTGTTGTAAATTGACCTGTGTTACCTGTAACAGTAGCGCCGGAAAGAAAAGCAGTAAATGTGCCTGTGCTGACAGTAATCGTTCCAAATTGCCCCGTGGTTCCGGTAACAAATGAAAGTACGCCACTTACGCCGGTAATGTTTGTAAATTGACCGGTATTACCCGTGATCAACAAACCAGAAAGTGTAGATGTGAAAACACCTGTACCACCGGTTAATGTTGTGAATTGTGCCGTATTTCCGGTTACTGTTGCGCCAGAAATATGTGTTGTGAACGTGCCAGAAACTCCAGTTGCGTTAGAAATTAATAGCGTATCTCCTGTTACGGTGTTTCCAGAAAGTCGGCTTGTAAATGTTCCCGATACCCCGGTAATATTTGTAAATTGAACAGTATTACCAGTGATTAAATTACCAGATATTGTGCTTGTGCTATTAACATCAATAAAATTTGCGATCTGGCCGGAGACGTTTCCGGTGTAAGTAGTGCTTCCTGTTGTCGCTTCTGCTAAACCAGAAACAGTAATTGAATAATCTGTTCCGCCCCTGGTAAAGATAATACGATCAATTTTTAAAGAACCGTACGGCATTGTACTAAATTATGGCAGAATAATAAACGGTCCTTTAACAATAATACCCGACACACCTCCAGAAATTAAACCGGAGACGTTGATTGCTACTCCTGATCCAGAGGGAAGAGTGACTGTTAATGTGCTTCCCGTAATATCAGTGAATTGCGCCGTTTGTCCTGTAAATGTTTGGCCTGAAACAGTGCCTGTTACATTGATTCCGGAACTAAAATAACCGGAACCAAGCGTTCTTGTGTCTCCGGAAAAAATATTATTTCCAGAGTAAAGAACGTTGGTTGCCTGGAAAGTTGTGAAGTAACCACTGACTCCACTGATAATTGTTCCGGATAAATTTGAAAAAGTGCCAGAAACGCTATTGATTAGTTGGCCGCTTTGGATTGTAATGGGGCCTGTAATTACGCCGCCGGTATAAGGAAGGTACTTGGTTTCTAAATAATTATTAAATTCTTCTAAAGTAATCTTCTTATTTTTTAAAGTCGGATCAACCTCAAAGACTTTTACCAAAGTCAGAAGATCCTGCTCTGATAAATCTGCTCCCAAAATTGAGGGCAGCTCTGTAATTCGTCTATTTGCCACTTACGGTTTCAATGCCTATACTTGATTATAGCTTTCTTATTTTCTAATATTTACTTCAATTTTAGGAAGAGAATTGACGGCAAAATTCCAGGTGAACTGGACGCCTGTCCAAATTCCGACCGAAAGCACAAAAAATAAAATCAACTCAGCTACGGTCAAATTTCTTTTTACATAAACAATCTGAGTCGGTACTTGAGGGCTGAACTCGGGAACTGGAGCGGATTCCTGGGGTTTTTGCTGAGCCATGTACTGAGCAATTGCAAGTTCACGAGCCCGTTGCTTCATGGCCTCGACATCGGTAAATGCCGGTGGGACGGAAGGCTGTGCCATCACCTGGGTGGGAGGGATACTGGAACCAGGGACTCCGGCCTGCGAAGGGGCTCCCGTCGAAATTTGTTCTTCCACAATTAAGCAAAACAATTAAAAAAAGACTAGCATCTAATCAAGTAAAGTGTTGCCATGAATCACGGATTGCGAAAAGGACTTGAAGATATTGCCTGGGAGCTCAAAGGCATTAAAAATATCTTGTCCGCCATGTGGCACAGCCGCTATCAATCAGGAGAGACCGACCTGCTGAATCCCCTGTCTTTCTCTGACGAATACATTTCCACAGAGGAGGCTGCCCGTAGGCTCCAGGTTTCAGATCAGACGATCAGAAATTGGATTGCCATGGGCCGAAAAAACAAGGAGAAAGGTTGGACCGAGGGGATTCATTACGTCAATATCAATCCCGATGGAAACAAAAAAGCTGTGATTCGCATTCCTTGGAATTATATTGTTCAATCTTTTGCCAAAAATCGTCCAATCGAGGATGACGATACATATAAAACCAGATTATATGTAACGACTACTGAAGGGAAATTGTAAGAATGGCTTATAGGTTTTACGCAATTGACATTTCTCAAGTCACAGTTGAGAACTATGAAGAGCTGCTTTCGACCTCGTTAGCAGCACAGGTAAAAATGTTTCTTCCCCCGGACGGCTCTTTTGACACGCCTTGTCTGCGGCGGTATTTAGAAAATATAAAAACGTATGAAGAGGAAGACGCTAATTCAAACATGACTTTGGCGAATAGGTTAAGACTTGCATTTGCAGATCTGAAACCAGATACAATTTGTGGCAAATTCCCGGCGGCAGAGCTTCCGCTAAAAAGACGTTTGAGATGCGTTGCTGAATATTTGATTCGATCTGGAGAATTTGATAAGTTAAAAGACGAAAACGGAAAACTAATTAAAAAACGCGGGAACCTTGGTAAATTAGTCGTGATTTACCAGCCCCTTCCCAAGCTTTTAGAAGCGCTCCACAAACAAAGATTGCTCAATCATGAATAGGCGTGAAAAATTATTGGCATCTGCCATTGGCCCTGACCTTGATGAGACCAAGGCTAAGATGCTTGATGCCACCATTAAGTTAATTCTTGGTGACATGGGGCAACATTACTGCAAGTTTTGGGAATCAGAAGGTCCAGGTGTCATGTGCATGCAGCCTGATAGCGACCGGACCATGTTTTTCTTAACGTTAAAAGAATTAAATGCAGCGCAAGAGCAATGCGAACGCGATAATAATGGCGACCTTGCTGAAACGTTCCGTCGCATTTTAAGTGCTGCTCAAAAAATTGATCCCGCAGAAAAAGCTGGATACATTATCAATGATAAAGACGGCATCCGTTATTTGGAAATTGATTACAATAAGGCCGCCGAAAGCTGATGCCAATACATGATATTAGAAAAAGAAAAGAAGACCAAGAGTTAATTACCAATTACGATTTGATTGCGTCTGCACATGCTCTTTTGGGCGGCATTGAACTGGATGTGGCCAGCTCTAAGGTAGCAAATGAATATGTGCAGGCGGAAAAATACTTTACTCCGATGGATGATGGTTTAAACGTCCAAGATTGGTACGGAAGGGTTTATTTGTTTCCGCCAAATGGCGCTTATTTCTTTGATAAAAAAAATGAGCGGTGGAAAATGACCAGGGCTTCTTCTCCTTCCTTGGTTTCTTCTCATGCCGTTTGGTTTAGGAAACTGTATAAATCCTGGTACAAACGCGACGTAAAGCAAGGGTTATATTTTTCCAACTGCCCGGACATGATCCGGTATGAACAAAAGATTTTTGATTTGCCTGTTTGTATTTTGAAAACAGCGCCCACATTACTGCGCAATACAAGCGAAGGCATCAGCTCACATAAGACATGCACTTCTTTGTTGGTATACCTGCCGCCTTCTCAAAACACCGAAAACGCAATTGAAAAATTTATTGATATTTACTCCCCTAAGGGGCGAGTTCTTTGTTAAACCCTTTATACTGAAAAGGATTTAACGCACTCCATGAGCATCCTTTGCGATCAAGAAATTAAAGAGCTGGCAGAGTCCCAGGGGATGATTGCGCCCTTTACGGATCATCTGGTCAGAGAAGAGAACGGTAAAAAAGTTCTCAGCTACGGCCTGAGCTCTTACGGATACGACATCCGGTTGTCTCCCAAGCAATGTCTGATTTTTGGTCGCGTCCAGTCTGGCGACTCAGATCCAAAGGATTTTAACCCTCAGATCCTTCATGCTTCTGAGTTGCTTGAAGATGAAAAGGGTCAGTATTTTCTTTTGCCACCATATGGCTATTGTTTGGCGGTGGCAGAAGAACGTCTGAAACTTCCAAATGACGTAACTGTTATTGCGCTCGGGAAGAGCACCTACGCCAGGTCTGGCATCATTGCAAATATCACACCTGCGGAAGCTGGCTGGGAAGGCTATTTAACCTTGGAGATCAGTAATGCGACAGGCCTCTTTAATCGCATTTATGTCAATGAAGGAATTATTCAGCTTCTCTTTTTGCGCGGCAACCCGTGCAAGGTGACCTACCAGGATCGAGCCGGTAAGTATCAAAATCAAGAACAAGAAGTCGTGTATTCGAGGGCATGATGACTACAGAACAAGA